ATAGTAATGGTTCCCGTTGTGGCTTCGGTCCTTGTCGGAACATTCACAGGTGTAAAATACATCGTTAACTTAACAGACACTATTAATGCAAACCAAGCAGAAATAGAAAAAATTAAAACAGTAGATCTTGTAAACATACAAAGAGATATGAAAGTGTTAACCGATGGTGTAAACACTGTTATTGCAAAACTAGAAAGAGCTGAAGGCACATGGGAGATGGCTGAAAACTTATATGAAGTTTTAGCTGATAAGGTTAGACAAATGGAATACGATATCAAAGATCTCAACAGAGAAATAAATTATTAAGGATGTATCATGGAGGTAGCCAGGATGAATTATTATTTTACGGGTATAATTATTCTGATGTTAACAGCTTTGGCTTTCTGTGCAACTCCAGCGTATCCTAGAAACGAATATCTTAACAACAGCGATAGATGCGGAGAGTTTGAAGCTCGTATAGAACAGTATCAGAATGATACAAATTACAATTCCTCTGGCAGCACAGATTATAATAATGAAAACTGGAGATTTAATTTAGGTTTTAGAAAATACCTTGGTACAGATTGCAAAACATCAAAAGAAAACATGCAGTTAAAACAACAGCTAGAGCTAATGAAAATGTGTAACAAAGTAAACAGGAATCCAAGTCTTGCACAAAACGAAAACTTTAGGTTGTTAGTATCTAAATGCAGAGGGGTAATACCGCAAGCTGTTGAGACAGAAACTATGCCTACAGGCAGCTTATGGGATGAATTAAAAGAAGATTATATTAAAGAAAACCCAGAATCTAAGACTTTAGACAACAATAACAGTACGTTGAAAATACCACCAGAAGGGTATATAATGCCTCTACCAAAACCTAAGAATGAATAAGAAACCACTCAATATCGGAGAAGAGGTCGCTGTGCAAATGCCAATGAAGACGGTTGCCAGTTTGATAATTATTGTAGCACTCGGCACCATGGGTTACTTTCAAATTATAGAACGTCTTAATGTTGCAGACACTCGTATACAGATAATGGAAAAAGATCTTGAAGAGAATACAGAGTTTAGAATTAAATGGCCACGAGGACAACTAGGTTCACTTCCTGCAGACTCAGAACAATTTATGATGATCGAGGATCTTTATAAGACCACGGACAAGTTAAGCAAACACATCGATAACATGGCTTTAAACAAAGTTAACATAGAATTTTTAAGAGGACAGATGGATAAAGTTTTAAATGATATTGAAAAATTAAAAGATGCATCAAGAGATCAACACTATAAAAACGGCAACGGACAATGATAGAGACAGTCGTAGCACTAATAATGTTTGTGGGAGCAGAGATCAAGGAACACCGTATTCAAGATAACATGGCTACATGCCTTCGAGGCAAGCGTCACGCTGAGAGACAGTACACACCAAACGTTACTTACAAATGCATTCGTAGCAAGGCAGAAACCGAAATTTATATGGGTGAAAAAAGTATAAAAAAGCTTATACTAAATTAATGATAGACGATTACATAAAATTAAAAGCAGAGATAGTCAATGGTAAGTGTCCCACATGTAATGAATTAACAATATTAGTCGGACTGACACCAGAATATTATAGGTGCATAAGTTGCGGTGCAGATCTTCAACAACATATTAATGGCAAGATAAGTTACATACCAACACTTAGTCCTAAAACTTTAAGATCAAACGTAAATAAATATTTTAATGGCGAAAGCTAAAGGTTTATACACAAAAATAGCTCATGAGCCTATATTTCACAAGACAAATATAGGTAGAAACCCTAGCCTTGCAAAAATGAACAAAAATAAACGTAGAAGTTTTAAAAAATATCGTGGCCAAGGGCGTTGACAATTATCCCAAATTATCCTAGTATGTAATTAGAAATAAATACAGGAGAAAAAAAATGGATAAAATAATTGAAAAAGGTTCTATCTTATCAAAGTTGATGGAGATAACTGATATAAAACTCTATCTTACAAAAAGAGAAATAGAGCTAAGAGATGTGTTGCACAAAATAGAGGAAGATGAAAGAAAAGATAGTAACGCTTAAACCAGTAGGTATCTCACAGAAACAGTGGGCCAGTTTTTTATTAGAGTTAAATCTAATGAAGAAGGCATGGAAACCATACGGTGTTGATGTACAAATGTCAGCACCAGGTTTACGTAATGTTTTAAAATGGGGTACCAATGCTTATGTCACAGACAGAAAAATTAGACGAACTGGCAAATCTTTATCACAAGACGAAGAATCCGAAGTATAAAAAACTTTGGTATAAGAAAGTAAAGGAGTTTGCAAATGGAATTAATAATTCTAAACGACGGATTGTATCAGTTAGTTCCTGTCACAAAGGAGATGATGGAACATATCTCATTATTGGTAAAAGAGATTGATTGCTTTGATCTTTGTGACATACTACGTTTACACCTAACCACGTATCACGATGCACCTTTTAATCGCCACGTTATGAATGATGGCAGTGGTGATCTTTATGGTTGTATTTGCAAGTAAAACCTACCCCATATAGAGAGGGAAATAAAGCAGGGTAGGTTTTATGATGAGAACTTAAGATAATAAACAACTACCATAATTTGACGATCGTGTCAAATTTTGCAGGCTCACCTTGGTTTTCTGGTGATGGATAACAACCAAATTTTATATATATTTTATTTTCATTTACTTCTTCACGGCCTATTTCTTCTATTTTTTCTAGGGCCGCTACATAGCCTTGAACCATACAATCATAGCCGTCATCAAATTTTTCTGGCCATTGATATGGAGGCATACAAGTCCCTGTAAGTTGAGAACAAAGTAAAATACCTAAGATAAATTTCATTGACAATCCTATATTATATATTATATAAATAATCTAATTATGAAAGGAAACGATTTATGACAGACATGACGAAGTACAGAAATGTTTCTCTATCAAAGGGAGCATACAAGGTTTTAGAACAGTTGTCGAAGACATTATTGCCCGATGCAAAGTTGAGTGTTGCTAAAACAATTGAAGTGTTAGCTAATGAAAAAGCAAGGAAGTTAAATGGCAATCTTAAAAAAAGTTAAAATGATTTGTGAAACCTGTCAAGGCAACGGTTATGTTAGGGTTGCAACAGGGGACACATCAAAAGACTTTAGAGATAACAGCGAAGTTCAACAGTGTTGGGATTGTGAAAGCGAAGGAGAATTTTATGAAACAGTTGAAGTTGATAATATTTCTAATGACGCTAACGGCAGTGATAGTATCCACTAATGGTTTCTGATACTGATATTAGTTATATCGCAGGACTATTTGATGGTGAGGGTTGTATTACTTATAAACAATACATGAGAAAGAGAAAGCACCAGAAGAAAGCATATCCGACATGGTCTATACGCATGGAAATAGCCATGACTGATGAATCTGTTTTACGTTGGATACATGAAGTATTAAAAGTTGGAACAGTAAATCCTAAAAGATATAGAACTAAATATACTGTTGGTTGGAAGAAACAGTGGCGTTGGCGTTGTCAGTTTAGAGATGCGTATTTTGTGGCTCGTTTATTTTGGCCTTATACGCACGTAAAAATGGTTGGTATTCAAAAGATCATTGATCATTATAGTGACCATAAAATGATGAATGGTAAAGTGGTATCGTTAGAAGAGTATAAACAAGTGATGAGTTTAGAATGACAATGTACCATGGTTTAGGAATGTTTATACTTGGTATGTTTGCCATTATTGTTGGCGGCATGATTGCCTGGTATGTGATTAATAAAGTTGTGAAAGACGATGAAGAAGAACGATAAATATAACTATACTGATGGTAAACAAATCGAGGACCATGGATCACGGATCTATGATGTAGCAGGATATCGTTTACCAAGTGTCACTACCATATTAGGTAAGACAAAGGACCAAAGTTTTTTAAAAGAATGGAAAGCCAAAGTAGGAGAACAAGAGGCTGAACGTATAAAGAATTTATCAAGTGTGCGAGGGACTGCTATGCATAAATATCTGGAATCTTATATTACGGAAGTTGGTTACGAAGATCTCACAGATACAGGATCGCAAGCTAAGTCTATGTCTCAGAAAGTGATAGACGTTGGTCTTGCGCCAGTTGATGAATACTATGGATCGGAGGTCACCATGTATTACCCTGGGTTGTATGCAGGTCAAACCGATTTGGTCTGCATGCACAACGGGGAAGATGCCATAGTAGATTTTAAACAATCAAACAGGCCCAAGAAAAAGGAGTGGATAGAGGATTATTATCTGCAGATTGCAGCATACGCCATGGCTCATGATTATGTTCACAATTCTGCTATAAAGAAAGGTGTGATAATGATATGTACACCTGACCTATATTATCAAGAATTTGTCGTAGATGGGGCAGAATTAAGGCAATATAAACATAAGTTTTTGAAGAGATTGGACATGTATCATGAACTAAAGTTTGATGAAAAAGAAAAAACAAAACCAATGAAAGCGGAGGATTTTAATGAACGAAAGACTTAAAAATGTAATGGTCGCTAGATACAATGCTATAATAGAAGACAGCAAGTATAAAATTAAATGTTACAGTGATCAAGAGATTATCATACCAGAACACCCTGATATAACACTAGAGATAGACAAGCTATTAGAGGCTATGTCTAATGCAGAAGAAAAATTGGCAGTAATCGAGCTACATTATGGCAAAAATGAGGCAGGAAAGAATGTTTTGTAAGTATCGGAAAGTGGTTTCTATGTATCGGGTTCCGATACATAGAAAGTCAAAATATGGTCTTCTTTAGAATGATTCTAAAAAACTAGCTGATTTTGACAAATTTTCCGATACATAGAAGTCATTTTCCGATACATAGAATGGCCTTCCGATACATATCCCGATACATAAAAGCCAGTAAATACGCCATCCCGATACTTCCGATACATAAATTATTTTTTTCTAAAATTTTTTTGACTCGGAGTGTAAAAGTGACTTCTATGTATCGGAAACTTGTAATATAGTAAGATATGCCTAGGAAAAGAAGAAAAGCTGTTGCCTTAACTGAAACTCCCGATATACCTTATCCGAAAGTCCGAGTGGAGTGGATCGATTGTGTAAGTGATTCGGGCTGGGCTACTGAAAAAGAGTTTGATAGAATGAGATTAGCTATGCCAGTTAATGAAGGTTGGCTATACTCTAAAGATAAACACTCAATTAAACTGTTTGCATCTTATGATAAAGATGATGATGGTTTTAGTTTTGGAGATAGAACTATGATTCCTCGGGCTTGGGTAAAGAAGATTCAGAAGATATAGTCTCTGATTTACCTTCAATAGTTTTAGCATTTAACAATGGTGCGTAATCCTCTAATATTTGTTTCATTTTGTTTTCTAATTCTTGCTCTGATAAGTCCTCGAGCTTTCCTGTTTTTATTATTTTTCTGTCTATGTATAATCCTGCCGCTTTGCCTCTATTTGTCTCTGCGTTTACAGCGGAAGAAAAAGAACCTTTTTTAAGAGCCATCTCTTTGATACGATCAAGTTCTGCAACGTGACCTTCAAAAGTCACTGCATATTTTTGAATTTTTTCTTCTCTAAGTTTACCAATATATTCTACAACTAGTGGTGATAGTTTAGGATTTGTTAGCTCATATCCCTCTTGACTACATCTATTAGGACTAAATCCTGCTATTTTTGCAGCCTCTGTTTTAGTTACCGCTTTACCTTCTTTGTCACCAAATACTAGTGTTTCAGCAAACTTTCTCTGCATTTCTGTTAATCTTTTAGGTACGCCCATGTTTGACAATTTAAGGTAACTATCCTATAAAGTCAATAATGAAAGTATACGGGAGAGGCCCATTAGATTTGACTAGAAAACTGTCTAACCTAGAAGAAGCTGTAGAAGGCTACAAGGTTTTAGTTGAGGAGCAGAAAAAACAAATTTGGGAGTTAAAAAAAGTTGTGTTTGAGAACGAAAAAAACAAAAATCTATTGCAAGGTTACAAAAAAGTGATAGAGGATTTATCATTCAGGTTGCGTAAATAATGTTTGTTAAACACCTGCAAGAATATTTAGACAAGTTTACAGAAGGCCCAAACGGTAGTAAAGGCAACGCTGTCAGCAATGCTAGAATATATATTGCAACTAAAGGCGGTTATCTTGAAGAGATAAAACGGATTGAAGTACATGAGAGTAATAATCCCAAAGACACATCTATCCGTGTTGTTTTGAAACCAAATAGAGAAGAAAAACTTATTTTACCACCTGGTTATATAAAAGACTATTAACTAGGAGTAATACCCGATGCAATGGGGCCAGAAGCTAAACTATATAAAAAACTTAAAAGTGTTTCAAAAGATATCACTTGGACTAGACTTGAAAACCTTAGCCTACTTGGTACTCCCGATCTATTGGGTTATAATCATAACTGCAACT